GTGAGGAACTTCACGCGGTTGTTTCAGGTTCTCATCGATGTCAAGCAGAGGCTCTCAGCCAAGGATGCTCGAAAGGAACCCGTTGATAACGTTGGCAAGGACAACAGCGGCGAGACCTAGAACACCCGCACCGATGTACGAGACAACACCGCCCGACGTGAAGGCGTTCGGTACATACTGCAGAAGGAGATTGCGGGGCATCGAGAACGAGATGATCGCCGCCGCTAGGAAGAAGGACACGTAGAGGCTCGCATTGCCAAGAACATAGCGCATCGCAGGAAGCGAAGGCTTGAACGTCGGCGCCATCGCCGAATGACCGGGCGTCGGAACACTGGGCATCGGAATCACAGGCGGCTGGGACTGTGGTCCCTGCGGTGACGGCAGAAGAGCATCAAGAGAGGTAGCGTCGGAATCCATTGTTTAGTTATTCGACATGTTTTCACAGCTCGCGTCTTCCGCACGATAGCGATAGCATTTCCCATCGGACTTGACGACGCGAGAGGTGGTCTCTTGCAAAGGCAGGGCTACTTCCTTCTTCACGTTGTAGTTCCGGTGAAACAGCAGAACCGACAGACCAAGCCCTATGATGAAAGAGAAAATGGGAGCACCACGATGGAGTGCCTGCGCGACAGGGATCATTGCTTATTGCCAAGACTTGCGAGTAGGTTCAGAGAATCGGCTCCCTGGACACACGGAACCTCCTCCGAGACGAATCGCACACAGCCCGTATCGGTATGGTACACACTCGAGTCGTTGGGCGACGGTACGGTCTTCATCTTCCGTGTCGGAGGAATGAATACAGTCGACAGAAGCATTCCAACGATGAGACCCGCGACTAACCAGCGAAGTTCAATCATTATTTACTAGCGAGAGCCAAACTTCTCTGGAAGACATAGTACTTGATTCCGAGCACCAGCCACGAGATGATGACTGCATAGAACCCTCCCCAACCCGCGGTCATAGCTCCGTATATCGCACCCACCCACTTGAGCCACCAGTACTCGCTCGGATTGATGACATCTCCGTTCGGTAGAGTTATTGACCGGGACAGCGCAACCCAAGCAAAGGCCGTACCGAACACCCAGATGAACGCCATAAGCGCTGTTCCGGCTGCACCGCCCAGCTTTTCGAACGAAAAGATCTTCATCAACTCGTCCCGAAACTTTGCCATTTTCTGCTCCTGGGGACTCAGCTCCTTGCCGAACGTGAACTGCTTGTCCTTCGGAATGACGAGTGTCTTCTCCTTTCCCAGCTTGTCGACAACCGTCACGGTAAGCCGCTCTCCGACGATTGGCTCGGAAGCAGCCTGGCGCGATTTCTCTTCCAGCTTCGACTGCCGCAGCGAATCCTGTGTCGTCTTCATACACGCTTCATCGAGACCATTCCCACACGACTCGAGAGCCTTCTTTCGAATCTCCTCGTCTTCTGCTGAATTGATTTCGACCTTGCCTCCTTTTTCTTTGGTCTGGAGAAGCTGAGGTCCAACCTGGACATCAATCGCTCGATTTCCTCTCTTAAACATGTTGACAAGGCTGTCTGTGATGTCTGTTGACGTGTCCTCGTCGCCATAGGTGGCTTGCTTAATTGTGCCCATTGTTAAGATGCGAAGACTAGATTGCCGAGACCCGACACGATGCGCAGGAAGTTCATGGACTCCACGTAGAATCCGTAGTTATACGTGAAGGTGAAGATGATGTTTCCGTTCGTCTGAACAACCGACAACAGATCAGTCGGATCATAGATACGACTTCCGTCGGGTCGAGTTGCGTTGACCTGTCCGGGAGGAATCACCGTCGGGTTCTGGCTGAATGCCGTTGATTTGAGAATGCAGACAACGGACGTCGTAGCAGTCGTTGTCGACTGAGGAAGAGGCTGCTGAAGACCTGTTCGGAATGTAACCTTGTTGAACATGCTGCCATTGATAGCACCACTGGGCTGGTAATTGTCATTGTCAAGCGCAAAGGAATACTGGTAGACTCCGGGAAGCGCTGTCGCGTTTCCGGTGGTATGTTTGTACATCTGAAGAAGGTTGTAGAAGGATACCGTTTTAGTCTGGTATCTCTCCTTTCCATCGAGAAGAAGAATACCGTCGACCATGGGGAAACGAGGGTACGTCGAAGAAGTCTGCTGTTGACCCGTTGTATAGACATTTGTCATCGCGTTTCCGTTGATGGAAGACCACGGTGCCCGATTGGGATTCTCCCAGTTCGTGTAGTTGTCCCAGTCGTTGACGAGAATACGATCGGTGCGCTGTGCGGCAAAGACAAACCGCGTGACAAGGTTGAACATCGGCAAGTCTACATCTGTATTGGCTCCGAACTGCCCGTCCTTGGAGACAAACTGAACCGTCTTGACGAGGAATGTCTGATCTGCGCGAGCCAGCTGGTTCTTCTCGGCCTCAGTCATCCAGATGAAGTTCCCCTCGATATACGGGTCGGGGAACCAAGTCGTGAGTGCGGGATTGCTCGGAAGACCTGTCGTCAGAGGAGGAGACAGGAACAGCTGGAGAGGATAGTTCACGGGCGCGATTCGCTTGCCATAGGTCGGGCTTGCCGGGTTCACGTCGATGACCGTATACAGATCGTTCAGATTCCGCAGTGTCACGTTGATGTACGCCTCCGAGTTCTGCAGCGAGATGAGAGGCAGCGCTAGACCCGGATTCTCGCAGAACCAGAAGTGCAGCGGGATGATAAGCTGGCGAGACCGAATGCTCGGCTCAGGAGTCGTGGTCTGCGGAAGAGCAGACGGAAGAGTCGCGGGAGTCACCGCATGAGGATACTGGTTGATGCGGTCGTACGCATTTGCAGGATCGTACAGCTCTCGCACATTTCCAACCATCTCATCGACAATCTTGCGCTTGTTGGCATCGTGTGTCAGGTAGGAGTAGAACTTGAGCCATTCTCCGCGCAGGGTCTGGATAACCTGTCCGTTGAGAGAGATGTTCACGTTGTCGATGAGGTTGTAGCCAATGTTCTCAATCCACTGGAACTCGTACCCGATGGCCTGCGAACGCAGGTCATATCCCGCGGGAGGCGCAGACCCAATCGCATACAGAGGAGACCAGATATCGGGGAGCGTCAGGACGAGATAGGTATCGTGCAGGACGTTTGCAAACCGGTCGATGCGGCAGGATAGGGTTCGAGTTCCCGTGGTTGAGAACTGGAGATTTGAAGAACTAAACGACATACGAATGTGCTCCATCGCGAAGTTCGTATGGCGACGATAGACCGCCCGAAAATGAGTCATGGAAGGGCTTCCATTGACTAACTCATTTTGAGCACCCGTTGCGACAAGCTGAAGTAAGCCTCCGCCCATATTTGTATAGACACAGCGGATTGTTTAGCTCGCTTCCTCCACAAGGCTGAAGAAGCGCAAAAGAATGATAACATAGAAAACACTCGTCGCCCATGTTAGAATGGTAGTTACCATTACTTATTGCTTGAGAGTTGCTCTGTAGCTCATGGCGAGGTTGAGATCCCGAATCGGGATGTTGCCCTGCGTGGTCACCCGGGTGAACGTGAACGGCACGCCCGTCTGTCCGTTGGACAGGCAGCACAGGGACGTATACGTCGCGCCCGGAATCGTGCTACGTCCCGGATTCGGCGGGACGATAAACCGCTCTCGAATTGACGCGCCGTTCGCCTCCGCACTCAGAAACACGTAGTTGTACTTCCGAGACTGCGGCGGAGGAGTCGTGTGATAGGTTGCTGCGACGATTTGCCGCTTTCGTTGGGTTAGCCAATCCTGCGCAGAGTTGACCTGCATTTGTGATTTATAGGAGAGAATCCTCTACAAGCCAAAGATGCGGTTTGTTCTCGTCAGCACGCACACAGACCAAACCACCGGGTACGCAAAGGTCGCCTATAATCTTCTCCGCCAGCTTGCAACTCTGTCTCCAAAGGTTAAGACCTATCATTTTGGGTTCCAACGTCATTCGACCCGTCCAGGATTTCGCAAGTGTCCCGAAGGAATCGTTCAGTATGATGCGGCTGCCAACGAAGACCCGAAGGAGGAGGGATTCGGGTTCAACAAGATTCATGAATATCTGGATATGGTCAGCCCCGATGTTGTGATGATCTACAATGACCCGCTCATTATTTATCGTTTCATCGAGTCGATGAAGCACTCGCGCGGAAAGAGCCC